GAATTTCCTCTACCAGTGCTAATAATTTAGATATTGTTGGTGGCTTTGATTTAGAAATTGTAACTTTATAATGGATTGGAGAATGGAAAATGAGTGAAAACGTATTTGTTAAAAGTGGTCGGGTTACTAATCTAATTCCTGATGGTACTTCAACAACCCTAACAGGTAACTGGATGTATAAAGATGCTCCTAAGAGTGCGATCCAAGTAGTTGCCGATGCGGCTGCTACGGTGGTGCTTGAAGTGAGTAATGATGGTGTAAATGCTGTAGCAACCGCGCTAGGTACTGTGACTCTTGCTGCTGCAGGTAGCGATGGTTTTACAACGGATGCTCCTTGGAAATACATTCGTGCTCGTGTCACCGCTAACAGCGGCACAGTAACTATTACAATGAGTGTATAATGACTATTACTACTAATGGAGCTGTAACAGGGCTGATTCAGGCGGACCAAGCAGCATGGCTCACATCCTCGGTGTCAGGGGCTGTGATTGCGCCGGCAGCAGCAAACGCCACCCTCACCAAGTACGGCACACCGGCCCACGGCGGGGCATGGCTCAATACCTGCGCGAATGGCATCACCATCGGCGTGACCACGCTCACTCACACGCTGGCAAACGAGAGGCCACGTTTCGAGACCTACACACGCAAGTGCGTGCTTTCGTCGGCGGCGTCTGAAATTCGCTTCGCGTCGGCCAGCTACACGGCAGACCAGACCGAAAAGGCGCTGTCGGTCGATGTCTACATCGAGAACATGCCGAGCGAGTTTCTCGGGGCGTCGAACCCGTACATCACATTCCAACTCAGCAACACGACGGCTCTCGGTGCGAATTACTCGCGTTGGGTGTTCGATGCTGGGTATCTGCGCCAGGGCTGGAACACGCTGAAAGTGCGGCAAGCCGACACGGTGAGTGGCACGAGCGGCGCAGGCAATCTGCCGACCGGGTGCAATCACCCGGCTGATACCGGGACCGGCTTTGACTGGACGGGCACCGGGCAATTTATCAGCCTCACGTTCACGAACATGAACGGGTTCACCGTCCATGTCGACCAACTTCGCCGACCCGCCAAAGCCAAGGCGGTGCTCACTATCGGTTTCGACGCCAGCGGCTACAGCTCGACGGACGATATATTTGTCACCAAGGTGGCGCCACTATTCGCGGCAGCGGGGTTCAAGTCCTACTGCACGATGACCAATATCTACGAACTGATTTTTTCCGGTTCGCAGGCTTGGACTCGGCTGGCGAATCTCTACAACAATTTCTCGTGGGATGTCATCAATCACACCTGGAGCCACGGAGGCACGGAAATCGGCCGGGTGGTGCCGCTGACCAGCCTAACGCGAACCACGAACGTCTGCACGGGCACGGTGTCTGGCGGGCACGGCCTGACTGTAAACAAGGTGTGCAAGGCAAGCATCCAAGGCGCTACCGGGCCGGGTGTGGATATGAACACCAGCGCCGCAGCGGCGATGCCTGACTTCACGATCACGAGCACCACGCAATTCACATACCCCAGCACAGGCGCGGACGGCACAGCAACCGGCACGCCGAAGCTGTACACGTTCCTGTCCGAGGTTTTCACCGCGAACAACGCCGAGAACCTGCGGCTGCTCGACCACGAACTGACGGACATCGCCCGCGTGCTAAAAGCCAATGGGTTCTCGCGTGGCCTGGGGTTCTGCGCCCTGCCGAATAACTCCGTGCCCGAACTGTCGGCGCTGCAAACGGTGTCTGGTAACGCGTGGGTTCGCAACATTCGGGCGTACCGGGGTGGATACACCTTCGTCAACGAACTCGGCATAGACAACCCGCTGAACATGGGTTCGTTTGTGATGGACTCTGGATCATCGTTCACCAAGTTGTCCGAACTGCAGGCCAAGGTGGCGGGGGCCATTGCTCGCGGCGACCACATTCACATATTCGGCCACTTCATACTCGATGATGAAGACCCGGCGAATGTGGCATATGTTCCGGTCGACCCTGACTATCCTCCGTCGCAGGGTGGCAACCCGAACCCACCCGCAGGGGCTTCGCTGTCTGGTTTTGGCGGCTGGTGGTACTACAGCCAGTTGCGCAAGCTGGTGCAAAACACCATCGCGCCGGCCATTGCCAACGGCACTCTGATCGTCAAATCACCGTCTGAATATTGCTCATACATGGGCGCAAAGGATCTGCTGTGAGCACCGCAAAAGTCATCGTACTGCATCAAATCCTCACGTCGGCCGGCTGGGTCAACCCGTCCCCGACTCCTGTATCAATGCCTGCAGGCGAGGCGCGGCAATTCGAGTCAACAGGCAAAGTCGACGTGCTGGAGGTCGACGGTGTCGCAGAGGTCTGGCCGGCGTGCTGCTCTGGCGGCGATCACAGCCACTGATCCCATCCCCTGCCGGAACGCTTGCAAGCAAGCTTGTCGCTACGCTCTATAATATAGGAAGATAAATGGGAACAACAGAAATTATTGGGTGGATAGTTTCTGCCCTGTTAGGACTTGTCATGATGTTAGGTAAACTTCAATATGACTCTATGCAAAAGAGAGTTGAAAATGTCGAAGATCAAATTGACATGATTAAGGAAGACTATTTTAAGAAGGAAGATTTTCGTGAGTTTAAGCAGGAACTATGGGCACGCTTAGACAAAATGGAAACCTCCTTTGAGAATAGACTTGACAAGGCTATACGAAGCTATGCCATTAAAGACTTCCCGGACTTGAAATAACATGCCAGGAACCTATTTTAAGAAAGGTTCTTACAACGGTATTTGCGACGTATGTGGATTTAAGTTTAAATTTACAGAGCTGCAAAAACGTTGGGACGGCCTTATCGTCTGCCATAAAGACTTTGAGCAAGACCACCCACAGAAGTATATTCGTGTACGAGAAAGTGGGCTGTCTGTTCCTGTAATTAGGGATAGGCCAGAAGATGTCTTTATTGATGTCTGCACGCTGTGGGGAGCTTCTGGATATGCTGATTTAGCTGAAGCAGATTGTGCTAGAGCAGATGCTTCCACAGTGCCTTACCTAATACTTAAAGCTCTAAAGGATGCTTCAGACGTTCCTGATGGAACATTCACTTAAGGAAATAAATGTCTACTTCTGGAAACACTTCTTATGAAGCAACAAGAGATACTCTCATAGCTGCCGCCATGAGAAAGTGTGGGGCACTATCTAAGGGGGAATCTCCAGACAGTGAAGACCTCACTAATGGTACAGAAGCACTGAATGGTATTGTAACTAGGTTTGCTACCCTTGGTATGCCTTTGTGGAAACGTATTGAGCTTGCTGTTACATTAGTCGCCGGAACGGCAAATTATACAATATCAAACGTTCTTAAGACACCACAGGTAGTGCTTAAAGATACAAGTGGTGGGAGTCAGTATGAACTTATTAATAAGAGTAGGTATGATTACAATAGACTGCCTGCTAATACTACTGGCACCCCTGTCCACTTTACTTTTATTCCTAGTTTGGAGAATGGCACAATTACAGTGTGGCCTACACCAGATACTGGAGCAGCGGCTAACAAGACGCTCCTAGTAACTTACCAGAAGGAATTTGATGGCTTTGTCTCTGCTGGTGACACACCAGACTTTCCTGCTTACTGGACTGATGCAATTAAATATGAACTTGCAGTAATGCTTGCTCCTGAGTTTGGCGTTCCTTTGCAGGATCGACAAGTGCTCATGAAAGAAGCAGCAGTATATCTAGCACAAGCACAAGGGTATGGCGATGAAGAGTCGTCATTGTATATGCAACCTGAAATGCGAATGAGGTAATTTTGGCCTACACAAACACACCACAAAATAGCACGTATAGACGGGAGGAAGTGACGTTCGACGCCACCCCCACGCTGCGTTCTGCGAGTTCCTCTGTCCGTAGGGATAGTCATATTATCAACTTCTTCTACGACAGAATTTCACAAGAAAATAAAACTCGTGAGGTGATGTTAAAGAAACGCCCAGGTATTCAGGCTACAGCACAAACTCTGCAGAAATCTGTAACTACAGACACTGTTAGAGGTTATTTCTATGAAGAACAAGAAGACATTTATTTCTGGGCAGTAGGGAACAAGGTTTATAAATATATTCCGGCTCCTGCTGGTTCATACACGGCACTGGTTGCCACGTTGGCAACTAGCTCCGGTGATGTAGGATTTGAGAAGTTTCAGAAGAGTACAGGAGAGGTTTACATCTTATTCTCAGACGGAACAAATTTATGGAGTCAGCAATTACGTACCTATCCAGATACTGCTGGAGCCTCAGTAGCTGATCCTGACCTGCCTACCAATCACAATCCTCACATCGTTGTTGTAGATGGTTATGTATTCCTTGCAAAAGGAAATGACATATACAACTCAGACAATGACACATTTGATTCTTGGACCTCTGGTAATTTTATTACATGCGAAATGTCTGCAGATGGAATTAGGCATATCTTCCAGAACAAGAATTACATTGTTGCAATTGGGTATGACAGCTTAGAAGTATTCTGGGATGCTGCTAACGTAAGTGGAAGCCCGCTGTCTCGTAATGACTCTGCATTTAAGTCTATAGGCTACATCACAGGTTATGCCAAGGCTGGGGATAAACACTACTTTGTAGGACAGGAAAAAGGAAAGCTACAGTCTGTCTTTATGATGGAAGGCTTCAAGGTAGATCGAATATCTGATGAAGTTATAGATAGATCAATACAAAGTCAACTTAATACGGATTTTGGAATTGCCCAGGTTGCCTCGTCCAAGGCACACATTATCTCTGTTGATGGGCATACATTCTACATGCTTTGCTCTACAGGAATAACTTGGTTGTTTGATGTGGATGAAAAGATGTGGTATGAGTGGCGCACTAGCTCTGATGCACAACTTCTTGTAGAGGCTGTATGGGGCAAGTTTAATGGTGGTCAGTATTTAGCCATTAAGAATGCTAACACTATTGATTTTATGTCCCCATTAGTTTATCAAGATAAGGCTAGTAATTTTACCTGTTCTTATACTACAGAGGATAATTTGTTTGGAAGTAGTAACTGGAAAGTATGTAACAGAACTATTCTTGTTGCTGACAGACACCTTGCTACAGGAACTTCTAATCTCACACTTCAATGGAGTGACAATGATTGGACAGACAATCCTACAAGCTCACAGACACTAAATGTCTTTGCTAATAGACCTACAGCTAGACGCTGTGGGCGCTTTATAAACAGAAGCTATAGGCTATTATACTCAGATAATTATCCTCTACGGATGAAGAGTTTGGAGCTTATGCTTAACATTGGGACTTATTGATGGCTGATAAAACATGGGTGCCTGGGACAGTCATTGATTCTCCTTGGCTGCAAGATGTAAATGATATTACGTATGGACTCCCTTCCACTGCTACGGGTGAAGGAGCTAGTTTAGTTGCTGTACAGGACTCTCCTAACTGGTTCACAGCGGTTGCAACTAAAACAGTTGAAACAGTCTTAGGCTGGGTGGGTAAGTGGCTGTGGGGCCGAGACATCAATGTATTCGAGTACCTAACAACGGCACAGATTGCCTCGGTGAAGGCGTACAACTTCAGTGTTGATTGCACAGTCGAGATACAAGCGGCAATGGATGCGGCATGGTCGCAGAAGCGCGACTTGTTTCTGCCTGCTGGTGGGTACAAGATCGACGCGGCAAGCCTTGTTCTTCCTGGCAACTATCCAACGCTTGATGAGCGATATAAGAAGTTCAGACTGTATGGTCAGGGATATGGTAATCCTTTTGCAACTACCAACCTTGCCGGGACTGTGCTCAAGTCAACGTCAGATAGGCCAATCCTGACTACTGTTGCAATTGGTACTCTGCCAAATGCTCACGGCACGTTTGAGATTGACCATATTCGGTTCGACGGCACCAGCACAACTCCTGTCGTCAAATTGTTCACCACCTACGGCAACGACGAGTATCACCATTTCTCTATTTACCAGCGTGGTACGGGTGATGGTTTATATATTGGATATTCCGCAACAGCAAGTGTGCACGACTGCTATTTTGTCAATAAGGATTTCGTGACGCCGACGCTAGGTGTATCCCGCACTGGTGTCGGTCTGAACTTCCCGCAAGGCTACGGCGCCGGTCTGCTCACCATCACCAAGTGCAGTTCTCGCGGGTGGAAAGACGCCTACATAATCGGCATGGATTCCGGTTTTAACAATGTCGCTTACAGCATGGCAATAACACATTGCGAAGCCTCAACCGTCTACAACGGCATTACCTTTGGTGTGATGAGCACAGCGTGTGCTGCGCTAGAAAACTACATGGAAGGGCTGGATGGTGGCACCGGTATTATTGACAAGGGAGAAGCGAATTCCATTGTTCATAATATACTTCTTGGTAACCCGGCAATTGGCATTGATTTACAAAACGCTACCCGTGGGTATGGGTCGACGTGCGAACGGAATGAGATTTCTTTGGGTGCACGCGATGATGTGATTGGTATTAAGGTGTTTGGTGTCAGCGGACTTGGCCGATCTGTCTCAAATAACTTTATGCTTTGGGGACGATCTGGTGTCATAAACCCAGCAACGGGAGTGCTTTACAGTAATGTTGTAGGCATCCAAATTTCAGGTGCAAGTACACAAATAAACCTGAATGGTAATATGTTCAGTCCTAAGATCAACTGGTCAGGTATTGGCACTACCAAGCAGATTGAAGATTTGACAACCTCGACGCTGAGCGCAGGAAATGGGCAGTATGGCCTAGGCACAGCGAGTTTTGATAATCTGCAAATTCCAATGCTTAACCAAGGGGCAATTAGTCTTGCAAAAGGAGCGACTGCTATCACGGCGGTTACTGCTGGGGTTTGTACATTATCCGCAGCCAGTTCTCACATTATTACATTTGCTGGAGCGACAAATATCACGTCGTTTACATCAGGTTTGATTGAGGGCAAATTCTTTGTCGTTCGTGTCACAAACGGGAACTGCACTTTTGTAAATGGGGCAAACCTAAAGATGGCAGGGGCTGCAAACTACACGCCTGGAGCTGGTGGTGCTTCTGTGACTTTCTTGATGCACTCTAACATTGCCTATGAAATTTGTAGGACTGCATATTAATGGCTGATATACTTCCTCCGTTTCCAGTTGATTCTGAGGCAAACTCATACACAAGAATTGACTGGTATCTGAAACTAAGAACCCTACTGAACTCTGTAAATAGTGTAGCTTGGGCAGTGATTGATAAAGCTGGTAGCAACTTAACTGACATTCAAACTCGCAATCACAATGATTTGCAGAATATACAGGGCGGTGTGGTTGGAGAGCGAAACCATCTTTCTAACGCTGAATTAGCAGAGGCTACTAATACAAGAAGTTCTCGTGGTATTGATACTACGGATGATCTTATTATAGACTTGGCTACAAAAGGACTGGTCCTAAAGGACACACAAGGCACTCCACATTATTGGAGAGTTACAATAAGTACCCTTGGGGTGTTGACTACAACAGACCTAGGAACAACTAAACCATAAGGAGATATATGGGTGACGGAGATTCAGGGACCGTAGGTGATCCCTCAGACAGCCCTGTAGGCCCGGTTGGTTCTACGTCTACAGGCGATGTTGGAGATGTTTCTGGAAATGTAGACGGAATTGTTTCTTTAGATAATGTTACAATTACCGGAAGTCCTCCAGCATCTATGGGCGAGCTTGGCATTGCCAATGGTGATTTCGGTCTTGAGGGTCTGTTTTCTACGGACCTAGCAGATACCAACTCTTCTGTTCCAACAGGTGAGTTTGGTATGCTGGAGACCATTCTTAATATTATTAAGGGTAATCCAGCCGCAATGACTGCTTTAGGTATCATTACACAAAATCATCCAATAACAGCGTCCCTTGTTGGCATGGCTAATATAGCTGCTAACATGAACAGTAATCCAATTGGCTCTATTATGGGAACTCTTGGAAATGTTGCCGGAAATGCTGTGGCTGGACCAATTGGTGGTATTGCAGGTAGTACGGCAGGTAATTCAATAGGCACTCCTTCAGGTGTTGGAGTAACAGGAGTTGGTTCTGATCCTTCAGCAGTAGCAGGAGAAAATATGAATGATTATATGAAATTGCTACCTGGATTAGGTAGCCTATATTTACAAAATCAATCTGCTAACCAATATAGGGGTATGGCTAGCAATTTGGCTTCTCTATATGGGCAAGATAGCCCTTATTCTCAGATGCTTAGACAACAACTTACCAGACAGGATGCTGCCGGAGGTCGCCGTTCTCAATATGGTACTAGAGAAGTAGAACTACAGGCTAAGCTTGCCCAACTAAATTCACAAAACGCGCCACAAATTGCCCAGTTTCAAAATGCTGCTTTACAACGTAGGGCACAACAATTAATGCAGCTTAGTGCCATGTATCGTAGTCCAGAAGGGCAGAAGATAGGTGGTGCTATAGGTAGTGGCTTGCAAAATATGTATTATGATGCAATGAACTCCTATAACTCCCCAGATTATAGCTCTATGCCTACATATGAGCCACAAGCATGGGACCTATATACTGAAACTCCTTATCTCGGAGGTTAAATGCCATACATAGCACCTCCTGATTTGCGAAGTATTTATGGGGACTTGTCTACAATTCCTGCTGACTTTGCTTATGACCAAGCAGTGCAATCTAGACAGGCTAATGCTTTAAACATGGATGTAGAGCGGCAGAAGCTTGCTGAAGACACTGCTGCCTCTCCATTCAATCTTGCAGCTAAAGCCTCTAAGATGAGAAATCAGGCTTTAGAAGATGACTTGTCCACCACGCTATATCCAGGCAGGAAAGAAATTGCTGTTGCTGAACAACAAAAAAAGCAACGTGAATTACAGGCTCCAGATATACACTACCTAGCACAAGGACTAACACAAGCTGCTGCGGCTACCAAAGCTAACGGAGGTCAGGTTCCTGTGTGGCTTGCTCCCCAGCTACCTAAGAACATTGTTGATGCTCTTAATCAGCCCGGGGGAGCAGATCAAGTATATGCTGCTGGTAAGGCAATTAGAGAAAATGCAGACAAGTTTATTTCTCAGGAAAGTAAGCAGGGCTCCGCTGCTGAACTTGCTGCAACTAAGGCAGACTCTGCTGCAGAGGTTGCACGCATTAATGCTGCTGCTAGGGTAAAGGCTGCTGAACTTGCAAATGAGCGGGCTAGGGCCACTCTTGCCGCAAAGCCAAAAACCCCTTCTGCAATAGGCTATGAAAAATATGCTCAGAAACTTGATGCTCAAGCAGATGAGCTTGCCATGCTAGGCGATGCTGAGAGTTTGAGTAAGGCTCAATATCTAAAGAGCATTGCTGCTGATTATTACGCTAGAGCTGTAAAACTTAAGACAGCTCCTACAGATGTGCGTACAGGCTCACAAGAAGACCTAGAAACTGAACTAGGTATTCGTAAACCAAAACCCGCTGGACAAGCAGCTCCCGCTGCCCCTGCCACAACCAAACCACTAGACCCTCTAGGAATAAGGAAATAATATGAACCTATCTGAACTGCGTCAGAAATACCCCGACTACAACGATATGAGCGATCAGGAATTTGCTGACGCTTTTCATGGTAAGTTCTATTCCGACATTCCTAAGGAAGACTTTTATTCCAAGATTGGCTATTCTACAAAGCCAAAGGAAAAGAGTTTGCATCCTTTAGACAATCCTGTTGCTGGCGCTGGTGAAACTGCCCTGTCCATGTTGACAGGGGCTTTTGCTATGCCTGTAGCCGGTTTGACTGGTTTGGTTAATGGTGGTGATGCTGATAAGGTAAGGTCTACGCAAGAAGCTCTAACCTACGCCCCTCGTGGGGAGCAGGGCAAGAAGTACACAGAGAATATCTCTGACCTGTTTGCCCTCCCTATTAAGTATGCTGGTAAGGGTGCTGATGCATTAGGTATGGGAGAACTAGGCTACTCACTTGCCACTGCAGGTACAGAAGCGGCAATGAACTTCCTACCTATTGGTGCAGCCGCTAAGGGAGCCAAGGGCCTTCTAAAAGGAAAGGGTAAGGCTACCCCTACACCCCGTACAATTTCAGCCGTAGAAGCCGATATGGCTCCTGCGAAGCCAGTGGAAATTCCTGCCCAGCTAGAACTACCGTTAGAAAATTCTGTACAACAAGTTGCTGAAATGCAAGCTCGTGCTGGTGCACAGCCAGACCTGTTTGCTCCTGCTAATCAGGAAGTACAGGGCCACCTTCCTCCTGTTTCACAGAATAGTGTTCGTGCTCCTATCCCTGATGAAGCACAAGGGCACCTTCCTTTTGACACCAGTCTAGATGAAGTGGCTCGTACACAACGAGCTGCCGATCCACAGTTAGACTTGTTTTCTAACGAGCGTCCTAGTGATGTTTCTTATAATGCTGTGGAAGCCCAGCAACGTGCGCAGTCTGTAGAGCAATTACAACGCCTTAATAGAGACGGGACACAACAGCACATTGTTGAAGACTTTGGCAATAATGATCCTATGGAACGTATGCCAAATATGCGTATTGATGAGAATGGAATGCCTATCAGGGCAGACCTTTCTATGGAGCTACAGAATCTAGAGAACCCTCTACAACGCAATATGTGGGGTGATGAACTAGGTCCTGCTCTAGACCAAACACGTAGCCTTACAGATGCCATTGACTCTATGCCTATGGGCAAGGAGCGTGATGCTGCCATTCGTATGCTGTCAGGCACTGGTACACCTAAGCGTGTCGTTCCTCGTGGCCAACGAGGGGCCATTGACGCTGACATTATTGACAGCTTATATAACTTTGGTAGAAGCGTTATTCGTTCTGCCGAAGGCAAACTCATGCCTGTATATCATGGAACTACTAAAGAGATTAATGGTGACTTTAAAACCGTTAAAGGCTTCAAACAGTTCTACAATGATAAAGGTGGAGTTACACAGGATGGTTGGATCTTATCTCCTGAGAGAGCTTATCCAGGCGATCTAGGCACTTGGTTCTCGAGTTCTCCTAGAGGAACAGACACTTTTGCTGGGGCAAGAACTGGTGTATCTGGTGGTAATGTTCATCAGAGTTATTTGAACCTAGAAAATCCAAAGACGTTTAAAACCCATGAAGATTTTATTGACTGGTTCCAAGCTCAATCTAAGAACGGTGAGTCTGCTAACAAAGTTAGACGAGACTTAATTAAGCAAGGCTTTGATGGTATTGCTATTAAGGAATCACATACTGATGGTGGTGGACAACGTTCTGACTTTGTTGCTTTCAAACCAGAGCAGATTAAGAATGCTATTTCTCCAGAACCTGGGTTTCGTGTTCCACGGAGTCAGCAAGGTGCTGTAGATTTACAAGGTGTAATTGAAGGAGCTAGAAACCTTCTAGGTAAAATTCCTGCTTTATCTAGTAAGTCACCAGAAGTAGTTGCTGCTAAGGCTACAGCAGACAACATTGCTAAGAAGGCTCGTGTAAACGCTATCCTTGGAAGTGAATCAGGCTACCTAGAGAATGTAACAACTCCTGAAGCCGTCATTGCCCTTGCTCCTAATGCGAAGGACATTCCACGTTCTGCTGCTATTGGTGGTAAGACAGTGACTCCTGGCATTAATGCCTTGGCTATCAAGCATCCCAACCCTCTCGTTAAGTTTATGCGTGCACAGACAAGAGAAGTGTTTGTAAAGACAGATGCCCTCGTAGAGCAATATATTACGGGACGTAATGGTATTGGTTCTGTTATACGTGAAATGTCTAACAAGGAAAAGGCTGAAGTTGTTCAGCTCTTACAACTTGGTGACAGGAAACAAACTAAAATTACTTCTGATCTGATGGACAAGCATGGCTATTCAGAAGCACAGAAGGAGTTTGTCCGTAAGTTCTACGAAATGGACGCTGAAAAGCTTCGCGTATGGAATGAGAAGCGTGCACAGGCAGGTATGGAACCTGTTGCTGCTCGTGAAGGTCACGTTCCTGGCATCTTCCGTGGTGACTACAAGCAACTTGTTCTTAATGCTGAAGGAAAGCCTCTAGGCGTCATTGCTGTAGACTTTAAGTGGCAGCTCAAGGCTGCTCAAGAAGCTATGTCAAAGAAGTTTCCGGATGCTAAATACACTCCTGTAAAGCGAAGCTCCTTAGGTGGTAGCTCAGGCAGAACAGGTGAGTTTGGTGCTATGCAGGAAGTTCTTACAATGCTAGCAGAGAAAGACCCTTCATTCCGTGAGGTACAGGATTTGATTTCTGCTGCCATTGCTGAGAATAGCGACAAGGCTTATGGTGCTGCACAACATGCTCTACGCAAGAAGGGCATTGTTGGTAACGAAGGTAATAAGCCTTGGCTAGATGCTGAACAGAATGGTGCAGACTTCATCAAGTCCTATCTGCAACATTGGGAAGATCAGATGATTTCTCATGCTGCTTTGCCTGTTGAAAAGCAGGTAAGAGCTTTGATGGAAAATGAAGCCCTTGATAGCATGCCTAATGCTAAAGATTATGTAGATGATTATCTGAAGGGAATGACTGGTAGGTCTGTGGGTGAAACAGGAAGGGCACTAAACGTCATTCTTGATGCTCCAGCTAAGACGTTTGGTGTTGGTCCTAGTGGTACACGAGCTATGGTGCACCAGTTTAACAAGCGCATGGGACAATATTCCATGGGCTTTGGCAACTGGCTGTTTTCCATGACACAATGGCTGCAGGTAGCACAGACTGGTGTACCGGAGATTACTTCTGCGGCTAAGCAGCTTGGTGTAAGCCAAGCAGCAGTGATTCCTGCAATGGCTAAGGCTGTTAAGGATTGGATGGCTGCCGGTACTGGAGAAACTAAGGGGGATTTTGCTACATCAATGAAAGAAGCTCGTGAAAGAGGTTTGCTAACCTTCTCAGAGTTCACTGATGTAAATAAGATTACTCAGAACAAGTATTCTAGTATGGCCGATAAGGTTATCGACTTCAATCGAGCAGAACTTGGAGAAAATCCTACTCGTCCTTTGGTGTTCTTCACTGCTGTGAATGTACTAAAGGAAAGCGGTTTGACTGGCAAACCGTTGTATGATGCTGCGTACAATGTTACGCAGGCTGGTATGTTCGATTATAGAATGAATGAGCGTCCTGCTATGTACCAGAAGATGGGACTAGCTGGTACACTAGCTGGTGGCCTACAGACATTCAAGCATGGCTACATGAACCAAATGCAGCGTATGATTTCTAACGGGGGTAAAGACCCTGTATCTGCTGCATATGCTGCAACAGCATTGCTTGCTTATGCTGGCATTGGTGGTATTCCATTTTACCAAGAAGCAGATGCTCTGTTTAAAACCATCACAGGCAAACTAGGAAAAGAGCAATCTATTTCCGAATATGCTTTGAAGGAAGTTCCACGTTGGCTAGAAAAGGGTGTTATTTCTGATGTTACTAACGTAAACATGCAGAGCCGACTTTCTTCTGCCGATGTGCTTCCCAACAGTCCTATAGAAGCATTGTCTCCTTATTTCTCGTCAATTGGACGTATGGGAGCTGCTGCTAAGGATGTGCTGAGCTTTAATGACCAACTAGCATGGAAGAACGCTGCTGTAACAATGACTCCTCAAGGGCCTCTAAAGGGCCTTGCTGAGAAGAGTTTGCTCACTGATGACGAGGGCTATGTCCTCAATCGTGAAGGGCTTCGTGGAAACACTCGCTCTGAATGGGACAAGGATGTTCGTACATTTTCAGGTGGTCGTAGTTTGACAGAGGCAATGACTGGAGAAAATCAATATCGCTCTGGACAAACCCTTAAAAACTACAAAGACAAGCAGAAATCTATTATCGAGCAGATTCAACGTAAGTATGTTCAAGGCAACTTAACTACAGAGGATATGCAAGGGTTTGCTAAGAAATACACAGAAGCTAAGGGTGATCCTAAGCAACTGGTAAATCAGCTAATTACATTTGCTAAAACTACAAAGCTGGATAAGCAGCAACGGATGCAGGGAATCCCTAAGTCTGGAAACCTTTCTAGCCTGTATAAGTTCCAAGAATTTCAGGACGATGTTGTAAAGCCATAAACAAAAAGGCGCTACCCGCAAAGGTAGCGCCTTTCTTTTTTCCTAATTAACTAATCTCTTCAATCCACTTTACATTAGCTGAATTAATAAAAACTTGTTGCCCGTTTTCTTTTGTACAGATAATCCATTCCTTATGGTCGTACTGTACAACCTTAATTTTCTTATAACTTCCATTCATAAAAGCAAACAGAAGGGTACGTTCTTTGTTGAGTTCTTGAGCCATCATATTCCTTAGTTAACTACCACAAACACCACCCTTGGTGATGTCACAGATGTCAATCGTTTCGTCATACACAGTGTCTTTATGTGTTAGGGCTTCTGCGTAGGGGACTGAGGTGAGGGGTTGACCTCCTCTACTTCCATCTGGATAACACGTGAACCCCCGTAGCCTAGGGGCGTACGCTGAAAGAACTCGCGTAAATGCTTCAACCTTGTCGTCATTGTTAGAGTCTGATCCCCAACTCGGTAGATTAATCGTGGATGAGATGGACATGTCAACGTAATCTTGCACATCGGCTTGGAATTTGATTCGTCGTTCATAGTCTGTGCTTAGGTCGAGTGCTGATTCAATGCTCGCTGGGTCTGTGCCAAGCTCTGCAATGAGAGACTGTGCAGTTCCGTCAACAACGTATTGATATTTCCACTTAGTTCCTTCTGTGAGGAAACGTCTCTTATACGCGACTGCAAAGAGAGGCTCAATGCCAGTAGTTGTACCAGCAAGTATTCCGATGGAACCAGTTGGTGCGATAGCGCGGTACGCAACTGGCCGGCTAATGTAAAGACGGTCGCAGTGTTCATCTGCTGCTCGTTTTGATTCATCTTGATATACCTTTAACCATTCGTGTAACTCAGGAGTTACGTTGTAGGTTTGTCCTCGTTGTAGGAGCCATTCGTGCACTCCCATAAGCCCAAGTCCCAAACGGCGATTCTTTTCACGGACTTTGTATACCTTGTCGTAGGGTAGGTCTGCACGCAGAGTTCCACATACCAAGAACTTTGACGCGAGGGATACCACGGACTTAAACTCTTCCAAATCTTTGATATTTCCGAGATTGATACTACCAAGATTGCATACGTCAGAGTCATCCTCGCTCGTAACTTCCGTGCAAGCATTTCTAAGCGTTTCATTCTGTTTATTACCAAAGTTAAAAGAGAATCCGGGCTCACCGGTTTGTAGAGCCTTCTCTACATTTTTCTTGAACACAGCATTGTTTTCTAGTCCACCAACCATAGCAGCGTCGTCATAATTGACGCTGATGTTAGTCATGTCTAACGCAGCAGGAAAGTTAAAGTCGGCTTCCTTTAGGGTTCTGACTGCTGGGGGCCAATCCTTTGCTCGCAGGAAGCTACCAATGTCATCATGCTTCCAATTAAGGCTTGCATAGATTGCAGAACGTCGGCTACCTCCTTGCATGACGTTTCGTCCGATTTCATTAATGGCATGCATAAGAGGCACAGGTCCGCTAGCTGTTCCCCCAGTTCGTGATAGCGCTGCTCCGCTTGGCCGCAGTCGGCTGTAGTCAATTCCAATTCCTCCACCAGTCATTAGACATGACATAGCACGCCATGTTATAGCACTCCATTCTTCTCTGGTATCCTCTTCGGCACGTAACAAGTAGCAATTATTGTATGCTTTGAAAGGTCGTCCTGCGTAGTATAGGTAACGACCTCCAGGCATGAATTTGAACTCTCTAATATACTCTGCAAGCTGCTTCCTATCGTCATCAGACATGAGTTTATGGACCGTTCCTCCTCTGGTCCCACACACGTCATCAACAAGTCTGCTGGAAAGCTTAGCCCAAGTATCTCCTGGGCCTTGTGCGTACTTAAATCGAAAGACATTTTCTGCAAAGCTATTCTTGAATTCTGACATTAATAGAAACCAATCTTATTGTTTTCCTGCTTCTGCATAGGAGTTCCTTCCTTATCCACAACAGCAGGGGAGTCCTGCTGTGGCTCACCACTTAAGAAATAAATACACCCTTGACCTTGGATGTGACTTTCTTCATAAGATGTAAAGTCTACATCATTAAGTAGTTCTGCAATCAACGATTATCCTTCGTGTCTAATAGACAGTTTAAAGTTTCTTGGCGCATATTTGTATGGTCCTGTCTTTGGTTCTTTAACCGCTTTATACTCATTGGCACACTCTCTGTGCCATGCTTGGTAAGCTGTCTTACGAACGTACATATTGCTAGGAAAGTCATATTCTTTACAATATGGACATTTCATCTTCAAGCTGTCTCCGCAAGCAGCTAAAGCGTCTTGCTGTGCATGTACTTTTTGATGGTCATACTTAGACAATACTTGAAGATTCTCAGGAGAATTATTGTACTTATTTCCGTCGATGTGGTGTACTATCTCTTTGTCTGTTAGATAGCGACCAATAGTCTTTTCAGCAATAACTCTGTGCTCGTAGACGTGTCCTTGCACACTAGCGGCTGGATGTTCTGGTAAAAACAGTCTTCTGTAGTGCTTCATCTATCGTCACCAAACCCAAGGATTTTTCCTCGAATCTGTCGAGATTCTAGCTTGTCGATATTTCCCTGTGCTACATCTTCTAGCGACCAGTTATTATCTGTTGCAATAGCGCCAATGTGAAATAGTACATCGCCAAGCTCTTTATAGAGCTTGGTCATTGCTACATCAGGTGGGAAGTCACCACGAATGAGCTTTTGAAACACTGCTGCCACCTCACCAGTTTCAGCAATGAGCCCCATTACAGCAGCTTCTGGTGTGTATGAATCAAGACGAAAAGTCTCAATCTTCTGTTGATATTCGTTGAAACTCAGGGCGTTGTTTACAATGTTGGAAATAGTTGTTCTCCAGAAAGAGGGAAATGTTCTTTTAATAGCGGGGTAATGAGTTTAGCCACATCCATATGTTCAGATTGAGTGCCAGAACCGCTGCGCAAATTGCAATAGTGAATCCAGCTACGAATAGTACCAGACATATATAGCCTAGACACTGTAAGACCTTCTGGAAGCACCTTACGAGCAACTTCCTTAGCCATGCCTCGTGATAGGGCTTCATGATAGACCTGATCTGCTGCTGATTGAATAGCGTAACATTGGTAGTCCCACCAATTCTGTAGCTCCTCGTCGTCTGTCTTAATAGAGTTCTGACGATTCTTGGTGTCTTGTAGGCGTGCTTCTGTGAAAATAAAGTCTTTCGACAGAGCATCTACATCAGCATAACGCTGTGAGAACTCTTGGAACGAAAAGCTACGGTGGCGTAGGATTTGCCTAGCAATTTCTCTGGTTGTAGTGATTTCTACACAAGCACTAGCTGTCTCAAATACAGAGACATGACCATGTTCCATACAATAGCTCAAGAGGTTCCCCACCTCTTTCGCCTGTCCGGCAGGGTTGCTTACCCTAGCGCAATACGCTACAACCTCTTCAGGGTTTGGCGTTATCCAGACTAGTTTAGTCGTTGCTTGGAAGTTCTGTGTTTTGGTCATTTTATTTAGGAGGAAAACAATGAGTGAGGTCGTTTATGTAACGTCGAAAAGTTCTGAAAATCTCATCAGATGAAATACCACGGTTTTCAAATGCAGAGATAAAGAACTGAATCTCTCGTGGTGTGATTTTAATTTCATCACACCTGATACCATGTGGATGGCTACCAAAGACAACATCCTGCTTAGGTATTACTCCTGAACGTCTACGTAGGTTGATTAGTTCCATCTTTGTTTTCCAGTTCTTTAAGGGAACGCTTTAGTTCCTCGTAGGCTTCTTGCTCGTCCATTAGACGCTTCCTATAGCGAACATCGTGCCCGTTGTTCTTAGAGAGAGCGTCCTCTTGTTGTAGGCGTTTACGTTGCGTTTTAGACATCAAAATATGAATGAAGCTTTTCTTCCTGGTCCCAAATCTCATCAATGAAAGCATCAACAAGCTCCGCTGAAGAAACCCCTAATAGGTCTAGGAGAAGTTCTTCAGGGAGCTGTCTAAGCTTTTCTAGAAGCTCGAATTTATCCACGGCAACTCAAATCGCTACACCTAGTGCTCGTAGTACACCAGCGAAATAGCCAAAGCCTTCACCAGTCCAGCTATGCAGCAGGCCAATAATTGCCGCTGTAGCTCCTGCAAACAATGCTGTTGAGAGCATCAGAATGCGAGCAGGGCAACGGTCTGCTTTATAGGCGGTGTAGCCTAGTACAGCTACAAATAGAAATACAATGGCGTAATAGAAATATAGGTAAATCATTTAGTCCTCTTTTCAATTTCTCGGTTTAGATACCACACAGCTTTCTGTAGGTCTTCTACACCATTCTTTAGATCGGCACGCCACAGATACTTCATGGCGTTGCCAAGAAGAAAACCCATATGTTCTGTAATTTGAATGCATTCTACACCTGAAGGATGCGAGGTGTAGTGCTTTGGATGGTTTACAACATCATGCTTTGGTACAGGATCAGGCCAAAACTTAGTTTGTTCCCAATCACGAATGTCAACTTCTGAAATAGCACTCATAGATAATTTTCCTTTAGATATTTAATGGAGACGGGCATCACATCGTATGAGCCATCTGGTGTAACTTCATGCAGCATTACAATACCTCTGAAATGCTTATTGCCTTGAGGGCCTAGATACGACTCTTCGTGTTCATAACATGACCCAGCGATAATTCCTGTAAGCCGTTCCCCATCTGCTCTGTACGACGTAGCGAGTTGTAGGCCCTGTTGGTGCCCTGCAATACAGCTCATGTGCTTTTTGGTAAGCATCATATTGGCAGAAGTACAAGGGCGGCCCATCTGGCCAGTTGTAAAGTAGTGGCTGAAAGCAATATTGTTTACCACTACTACCTCCAGGAAATTGTAGACTTCCCATCCGTATTCCTTATATTTTAAGTCGTCTATTGAGAGCGTCCCATCGAGCTTAGGATCATTATTAACAGCACGGTTAATACGGTCACAGTGGTTACCTAACGTCA